GAGCTCTCCATCGTGCGTGGCACTAATATAGGAAACCAGTGACGACGGTAAAACACGAGTAGGCGGGCTCTTGGAATGCGGATAGCCGCTAGCACCAAGATAAGACCTTCTGTGACAATACCGATGACACTGTTAATTCAGGATGTCGGGTTGGTTCATAGTTAGCTAATAACCTTAGGCGCTTAGGGAACACCGTTAGCCCTCCGTTTGGTAACTGAAGTACGTTATTGTGTACTCGGTGGAGAGTGAATTGCTCTACCTCTTTTTAAAGTATATTTCCTGGGATAGTGAAGTTTGTGAAGCTTAGAAACCTATATCGTAATGGTTAGGCAGGTGTTAACTTCTATTTCAGGGAATCGGTGCCTCACACCGTCGGTAAGGGCCTATTTACTTAAGTGTAAAGGCTAGCAAAACGTGAGGGAAAAATGGGTAGTCTCGTCAGGACCCCACACCTATGGACGCTAAGCGATGGGATATATGGCTTAACCAGCTGTTCCACGAGTAGGTGAAAATTGATGGGCCTTAACTGGCTCAGTGATACTTTGAAGTTCGCTAATGACTGGAAGGATACAAATGGTCCAACCACGAAGTCATCTGGAATTGAGGTATGAAGCATGGAAACTTTGTCTCTGTAAAGGAGAATGAGTCACGTCAGTGTGGAAGTGTGAATTACTGTATAAACTGGATGTTCAAAGTTGAGCGCAAGATCGTGTAGGTTTTGTGGGCAAGCGGGAGAGCAATCTGATAGGAATCCGAACCTAGTTGCTCGTCATGAAAAACCGATGCCCCGAACCGAAGTACACGAGAGTCGCAGTCGTGATAGGTCTGCGCAGGAGGAAACTCCGCGTCGCCTTGTCGAGAGGTTGGCGATCGGAACTGTCGTGGTTCTGATCGTCCTCGTCTATTGTAGGGATAGAAACCCTTCCGTAGCCACAAATGTCTTGTCGCACCCCCCACCAAAAAGTACAACTATACCATTTTCGATCTCATAATGCAACAAAATACTAAAGGAGAGACTGTAGCAGAGGAGAAGGATTTGGAAGGTGAGAGGCACATGACATGGTACAATGATATGCGGCGGAATGCTGCACGTTGGTTAGATGGCCTCAGGAGATTGAGCAATATGTATGAATTACATGCTCACTGTGAGGTTACAAATAACGCAGAAGGAATTCTAAAGGCGCGTTTTAAAATTGATGGTTATAAAGAAATGTTAAATAACATCATTATGGAGCGAACGAAACTGTTGCTTACTGCAGGTTTCGTTTGGAACGATATCACATCACAGTGGGTTAGACTCGCGGATAGATCAGACAAAATCGGTCTTAAAGATTACTTAGAACAAAAAGTATTCTATCCGAACGAGTGGGAATGTTTGCAGTTAGGGACTTGTGATTTTGCAATCCCTAACATGGATCAGATAAAAGATGAAATACACAAAATGGAAAGACTGTGTGACGCTGATCTATGGAATTTAGCCATGGAGTTCGGTCAATATACTACATCGGTGGAGGTGACTCCCGTAACTGGTTTTGACCTTGATACTCTGGAAAAGAAATTGTTGGAGATGTACAAAACTCCAGATTTTGTTCCGGCAAACACAACTGTTATCCACCCACAGGTGAGAGTAATTTCATCTGCAGAAGCTAATTCTGGAGATAATCCGATGGCGAGGGACATCGAAGAGAGTTCAAGTGACTCTGAAGAGATGGATAGTGAAGAAGAACGTCAAATGATTGATCGTGATCCTGCTTGGATTAAATGGAATGAAATGACCGCTAAAATGGATCGGGATTATAGAGAACGGCTCGCTGCCGTTGAACGTAAGATGCGAGAAAAGAGGCAAGCTGAAAAGGAAGCCGAAAAAGCACGCGAAGAAGATATTCGCTTGGAGTGCCAAAAAGAAATCAAGTCGCCCAAAGTTGAAAAGATCAAAGAATCTGAAGAGAACGCGTGTATGGCTGACGAAGAGTACCCTCATTTGATCGATCCTACTGTTAGATCCCCTCCTCCCGACCCCCGAACTCCAGGTTACTGGACCAGAGTTTCGCGGTGCGTGAGACAAAAATTCTCACGTGAATGCAAAGACACGTCGTCTGATGATGACGAAACTGAAGAAGAAGATGGTTTGTATTCACCACATAACAATGTGAGTCGAGGAGAACTCAGTGATGCTGAGTGGAAAGATGCGAAGATCAGAAACGCTTGGATACGTCTAGATCGGTTCAAACAAGAGAAAAAGAAAGGAATGTTTAAAGCCGCAGTTCATACGTACGCCTTTTATGCACAACAAATGGTATTAGGCTGGTACGCTAAATTAGGCTGGTCTGTTTTTGATTCGTATTTTGCGGATTTCATTGTAATTTTATTGCTTTTGATCACACCTATACCTGTGTGGATGTTCTTTATAGCATATGCGTTGATACTGACGCCCCGTGTTTGGAGGATGGTTAAATATCTTACTTTGATATACCATCTAACCATTTTTTGTTGTATTGGTTTAATATGGATGTGTTCGTGGTTACTTGGCCGGAAGGTCGAAACACGAACTTCCCCAATATCCGATATATCTAAAATGAAAAATGAAGCCCTACCGGGAGATGCTCAAGAACAGAGGCAAAATCGAAAAGATGCCGAAGGTATGGTGTGGTTTGCCAAAGCTTTAGGAGCATGTAGTCTATTTATGATTCCGTTTTTAGGAATCCTTGAAGCTGCGAGGTATGCAGGTGCTGCAAAGCACTTATGTGATGCAACAAGTCACATGAAAGATCTAAGTTCTGCAATCTCAGCTTTTCTTGGTGGTTTTTGGAATTCAAGATCCTAACCATTGAGCGAGTGTACTATATGAACGAAACAGGTGATTTAAATTGTTTCGTTACTGCTGCAACTGATAGAATCGAGCTATCCAACCGAGATCTTTTGGTTTATTGGGACGATAAAGAATGTAAGTTTATGACGGCTAATTACCAGAGTAAAAATGCCCAAAACTATATGGTTGTTGATAAAAGTAGTGCAGTTAATCTTGCCGATCATGGTAAGATGATGCTGTTGATAGCTAAAATTAGAGCCGGTAAGATAGATTGTCCGATTGTTATCTGGGATAGTACCAAGAAGAGGTATGTGCCCGCGCAAGGTTACGTACCTGCTGTGGATGCCCCGATAACCGGAATTTCCGGTATGATTAACGATTATGTAAAGCAGTTGGCTGAACAAGACGATGAGTCTAGAGCCTCTGCTGAACGTAAAGCTGCAGAAATAGTAGACATCAAGGAAGAAAAGGGAAAAGAGAAGGAAAAAGTGGTTCAAGACACTAATCCTCCTCAAGTTCATATCCCTTGGAATCATGATAGACCTGACCCCACAAAAGTGTTTTGCACTAAGGATGGAACACGTTTCTCTAAGACTGGAGATGTAAGCCAAGCCTACGCAGATGAGAAGAATCTTAGGAATCTGTATTATGATAAGTATGGCAAGAATTGGCTCAAGAAGCTTAGTCCAGCGGAGAAATTAGCTGTGGAGATGGCACACCAAAGAGGTGATGAAATCCATGCTGCTTATGTGCGATTTAGTTCTGGTCAATACCCGTATTGGGAAGGAACTAATGTCCCTGCGTATTTGAAACGAGAGATGGCTAAAAAGCCTGGGTTGTATGCGGGTTTGGACACAAAGCAACAGCAGGATGCTGACGCCGCAAGGCGTGAGGATTATTTCGGTCCCGAAGGCTCAAGAAGAACGCAACCCCTTCCAACTACGAGAAGTGAAATTCGAAAATCTGAGAAGGAGTTCGAAAGAGAAGGAGAACGTCTGGAACAAGAACTTATTGAAATGGAAAGTTTCTTGAACACTTTGGAAGATGAGAAGGAAAAGGAAAAATTAGTTAATGAATCAATTACTTCCTTCTTTGTAGATCGCTATCAAGATGTCCGGGAGATGGGAGCCTACATTCGAGCACAATGTTGTCGATGGGGCTCTTCTTGGATGGTCTGGCGTGTGATCCTTGTTGTTGTGATTTTGGCTGGACTAGGAATTGCTTTTGCTATTTATAGGAAATATTCAAAAAAGGCACCTAGGTCCCCTTGGATCAATGAAAGAGCCGCGGATGTTCAATTAAAATATGGAGACGGCACTGAATTGACCTTTAAACCTAATGAACGAGTTTACATCACTATAGATGAAAAGCCTTCCCCTAGAACCTATAAGGGTGTAGCCGACGCTCAAGGTCAGCTAGACTTGGAAAGGTTGTTGGCTTCTCATGGTCACATGGCTGGAACTTATAAAGCTAAGGTTTTGACAGGAGATCTTAAGTTTACTCCGCGTACAAAGGAAGCGGAAATAACTTTCCTGGTTGATAAACCTAAAACAACTATTGCCCCTGGAGACCTCAATAGAATGATTAAAGAGGCAGCGGACAATTTGAAACAACCTGGCGTTGTGGCCAAAATGCGCAATGCTAAACGTCGTGTGAAACGAAACACCGCAGTGGCGAAACTGGTAACAGAATCACTTGCTGCGGAGATCCTTGAGGGATCGGACGTTAAGGAGGTTTTGGATTTGGTGAAAGAGTCCATGGAAGAGATCTCAGCTAAGAATAAGAAAATTGCTGAGGAAATGGCTCTAGCCCCGTTAAAGAACGAGAGCATTGAAGAGGCAGAAGAAGCAAAATTAATAAATGAAGCTTGGACCTCTACAAATACTGCGTCTCGTTTCTTGTACCAGATTGGTAATTATAATGGTAATCATGGCTCTGTTAGAAGAGTGGAAGATTGCCTTGTAACTAATGCACATGTGTTGGAATCGATTATGAACACAGGTGCTGCTCAAATTCAAGTTTGTTCAGGAAAGAACAGTGCCAGCATAAGTGCTAGCTTTCCCCTAATTCGTGGAGAATGGGTGGAAATTGAAGATATGGAAGACATGGTCGCTTTACCACTTCCAAAGTGTTTGGCAGCAATGCCAAAGATGCCCGTTGAGGTTTTACCTATGGAGAAAAAGAACTTTATGGCAAAAATTATTATGGTGAATCCTCAGTCTAGAGAGGCATCTATGGACACGAAACCGGCAGCGGTCGTGTCCCCGTACACGAATGATCCAGCTGCCTTTAGGGAGATTACGTATTATACGGACCACCAACCAGGATTTTCTGGGTGTTCAGTGATGACTGACACAAATCCGGTTAAGGAGGTGGCGATACACTCCCAGGGAGCTACAGGAGGCAGTTTGTTATGTAAAGCTTATGCCTACTCTGATAAATCCCTAGCCCACATCAAGGCCCTGTCGTGTAGAGCGCCAGTGAGGGAGGCCCTCACCCGCTTTACCCATGGTTTAAACTGAGTTGGGGGGTCAGCCTCCTCTTTCCCACAGCGCACTATGCATTTATGGGCGCTCGGTTCTGGAAACCGAAAGAGGATGAGCTGATCCCCGAAACTAAAGGCCTTGCATTCCTTCAAACGAGTGCAGGGTACCCGGTCTCGAAAATTGTGGGTGATAGAGAATGGGAGCAATTCTTAAATGAAACCTCCCAAAATGAAAGTGCATTTGCTCCTAGAGGAATGTACGAACCGACCGTGTTCAATACCCGAGTACTGAACAAAAACCTTGTGCCATACAGCACGCAGGCAGCACTAGTGACTGAGTCACTAGCAAAAAAGAAGTTTGTTGCCGCGGAGATGTTGGTGGAAGGCTTGATCAGTGTAGGATGTGATAAGCACAGAGAACTAAGTATGAGCGAAGCTTGGTTGGGCTCTAATGATGGTCGCCTTGAGCGATTGGAAATGAGCACTTCCATGGGAGCGATTTTTAGTAAACTGGGCGAAGATAAGAAGCGAGGAATGATATATCACGGAGATTACGTTATACCATTATGCGACGCTGATTACGACATGGTCTCAGACTTTGACATGCCGCTCTATGTTTGGCTATCAAAAATGTCCTTAAAAGACGCCCGACTTCCTGTTGAAAAGGTGATGGAAGATAAAGGGCGCGTTTTCCAAGCCGGAGCTATTGTTTCAACAATCACCGGTAGACGACTCATTGGAGATTTCATCGGAAAATTCATGGAGGCTTGTGCAACAGGCACCTTCATTGGAATTATAAGTATGGTGTTAGTCCGAGGTGGTTGGCATAGACTCATGGAAGAGCTTGGAGAAGCGGTTGAAGATGACATTGCTTTGGAGTTGAAAAAAGTTTTCAACGCCGATTTGACCAAAATGGATAAAAACTGGCTAAGAGAGCAACACTGGTGGTGTGCTCTTATAGTAGGGTCATTAGCAAGCAATGTAGACCACGCGAGAAAGATATCGCGACACTACGAAAGAGTGTCGTGCTCGCCAACTCTGGTGACGATATATGGATGGGTTTTGATGCTTACAAAAGGTCAACCGTCTGGTGATATTGCCACGGTGATATTCAACACAATGGTGTTGGTGCTCATCTATATGCTCGCATATGTTCGAGTAGTACCAGAGCAATTCCACTTTTTTGCAGATTTTGACCAAAATTTGCGCCTTAAAGCACTAGGTGACGACTCTGCTAGTTGTTTAAGCTCCCATATGAGAAGGTGGTGTGCTGATGCAGGAATATCGTATCATGAGCTAATTGTTGACACATTTAAACAACAAAACTTTGAGATTACCCTAGAAGAGAAAACTCTAGGAACAATTGATTTTGTGGGGCATACTACTATAGTAGCCCACATTGGAAGAAGAAAGTTTTTGTTACCCGCTCTCCCTGAGCGTGTGGTTTTGTCAATTAATGAATGGCGCAAGAAGCTGCAAAATGCAGACGTGTATGAAGAAATAGCTAATTTGTCTCGCTATCATGCGTCTGTTGAGAGAACTTTCCCATATCTCTGGTCTGACAACCAAATGATGAAAGATTATTTCCGACTGTGTTGGAAATGGGAACAAGAAAAAAAGAGACAATATTTATTATCGCCGGTAGCCGAGATAAGGGCTAACGCTAAGGGCGTACCAACGCTTCGCGAACTCGCAGAGCTGTATTTTGGTGAATACGTATCCTTGGCGGAAATAGATAAAGCGATATATGGGACCAACCCACCTATGATTAAAGAAAGCTATAAAGCAGAGACTGTAGGTTTTGGAGCGGGTTTGGTTCCCATTCATGGAGAGTACTGTGGTCCTGGGCACCCTAAAGTGTCGGATTACACAGCTGTCCCTGTGGATCCAGTTGATGAGGTTTGTCAAAAGCATGATTTGTGCTATGACATTGGAGCTGACGTCGCAGATTGTGATGGTGCTATGGCAGAGAGCCTTAAGCACGTGGACGATCCCCCTGGTTGGTATCCTAAATACTACACTCATTTTGCGGATTTCTGGATGAATCTCGTTGGAGATACAGATCAAGAAAACCTTGACGATGTCATTAAGAAAACCGTAGCAGGTAATACAAGACAAATTGAACGAAAGTTGAGAAAGATGAATGTGCCTGGAAAACTGGTGAAACAATACATGCCAGAGATTAAGAAACTGGCAGCTAAATCGGTAGAGAAAGAAGTTGAAAAAATTACCTATCCTACCATTAAAGCTTCGTGGGCTGATCAAATTGAAGAAGAAATTGAAGCTGGAGAATTTCCAGTCAGTCCACCATTGAATAAAACGGTTATTAAGGTTCCGTGGAAAAAACCTAAAACACCCCCAAAGCACTCTCCTGCGCACGCTATTAAAAATAATAAAGGAAAGACTGGCGCAGCGAGAAGAGTAGCCAAGAAAGAAGCTAAGAAGGAAGTTAAAAAGCTGATTGGGCCCAAATTGCCCAATGGTGCATTCAACGGAAAGCATCGTAATTTGCCCAAAAAACAAGCTAAACGTAAAGTTAGACGCCAATTAGTGGCGCTAGGCAATCATGTACCAGCTAGACAACTTTCGCGAGACTGGAGAGTTTCAGAGATTAAAGGAAAAGGAAAACCCCACGGCATCAAATTGCGTGGGTGCGAGTACCTCACCCCAGTTTCAATGACGACATCAACCGACAATCAGGTTGGTCATGTTCTCTATACAACGGAAATTCACCCGAATGTATTTATTGATTCACGCTTGAAGCAGTTTGCTCCGTTGTTTCAAAGATACCGCTTTAAGAAGTTTAGAATCATCTACGAGTCAAGTATTAGTGAGTTCTACAGTGGCAAATTATTGCACTACATTGATACAGACCCGACCGTAGATTACTCGGGGATTAACAATTCGATACAAGTCCTAAGGAATATGTCTGCTCATGAAAGAGACAGGACTATGAAAGTTTGTGAGAACAGTTCAGCTCTTATGAATCAAGGAGATGTACCTCAGCCCAGTTATTTTATGGATTATACGTCTGGAGCCGCAACGGAAGAAGGCATTAAACGTCTCGCTGTTCAAGGAAAGTACATTTTGGCAGTTGCCAATCCGCTTATGAGTTCTAGCGGAGCTCCTTCATATCCGATTAGTATTGGAGATTTATGGATCGATTACGAAGTGGATATGTATATGGCTGCTTTAGATGCTACAGGTGGTTACAACGGCACTGATGATCATGTGGATATGCATAATGGTATCCAAACGATCTGTTGGCACGGAACGTCCAACGCCCTCGCAGTTGCCGCTAATGCTCTTGCTGGTTGGGATTGGTTGTCTCATGCGGCTGCTGGTTATGGTTCAGCCGATGGATACCCCCTAGCGGGAACGACAACAGCTCGATATCCCAATCAAGGTTCCGTGGGAGAGAATGAAGTCTATTTAGACACACTTGGATCTCCGAACAAGAGCACGACTATAAGAGGAAGAGGGTTTGGTCCAAATATTATGATAGGTTGCATGATTCGAATGGTTTCGTCTAGCACATGGACTAATGACGGAACCACTAACCCATTGTTAGTCCCAGTAACGAACTCAACTTTGGTGGAGTCGGATCGTTTAATATCAACGGCTTCACCTAGTGAAGTGCGGATCTGGGTTGGAGGCACCTATACAATAGATAACCCCGCTGACTGGTGGGAGTTAGAAATTAGCGGAAATGGACCTTTTACCGCTAATTTAGCAGCTACAATCACTTATGACATTCAGATTATGTTGATGCAGCACGTTTATAAACCACCTCCGTCGATTGACGGTTGTCGTTGGAAAGCTTTTGAGAAAAAGAAAGGGATGATTGAAGCCCTAGCGTGCTGGAGCCAAGGGACTGCTTGCAAATCAGATAAATGCACAGTCTGCCCGTATGGCAAGCTGCTTGTTGCCAAGAATAAGGCAAGTCACGTCGAGATTAAGGAAGAATCCGAAAGTGAAGAAGAGTTAAAACCTAAGAAGGCACTCTTCAGATTCGTAGACGTAGACAAAGAGGAGGAAGAGGAACAGGAACCTCCTCAGGACAGAAAAGAAAAAAGAATGTCGAGGGGCACTAAGTGAACCCCTCCTTGGCTTGACGGGCCATGAGAATAGCGGTCGTAGTCGCAATTGCGGAGACAGAAAATGTTTATAACAATTTTGAAGGAAACAGAATTTTAACAGCCCAAACAGTCCAAAAATAAAAAAACCCAAAAACCTAGAGGATTATGCCTAGTCCTCGCAAAAACATCAAAAAAGTAATAAAAAACCCAAATAGTTTTATTAGGCAAAATAGCAACAGCAATGTTGCGAGTGTGCGCGTACCTTGAGAGGAGGACGCATGCGCGGACGTTTTCCACGTCGTACCTGTATGGTGAGAAGTGGAGAGTGGCCCGTTCCCTCTCCGCCGTTTACCATAGGCGTGGTTTCCTA